TCTTCCCGCTTTCAAGGTCAGCCTTGATCTGTGCGGCTTCTACAGCCTTGGCTTCCCTTTCGGGCGCCGTGCGAACCCATGCTTGCCTGGTCAGTTCTTGATTAACCTTCTCGCGATCCGCTGGCGTGCACTGCCGTCTCGCTACTCTTTGGCATTCTGACTCAAACTTGCCCAGCGTCTGCGGCTGGATAGCGCCAGAAACGAAGTCCCTAGCGACTTCCCCGGACAGCCTGGCGTGGCGCTCTTCATGCGTCTCTATTTGAGCGCAGCCGAGCAAAGCTACCGGCACGACCGCAAGAGAGATAATCCATTTCATTCCTCATCCCCTTCCAATGGCGGCAACAGCATCGGCATGTGCTTGTCGCGTATGTAGTCGTCCAGATGCCCAAGCATGACCAGCTCGCGCCAGAAAGCGACGGCTTCGTTATGCGAGGCGATCTGCAGGCCAGAACCGTTCGCCTTGAGTTTCATCGGGCGACAGGGCACGCCATCACTTGGCCGCATCTCGTGGACGCGGCTGTAGATGGCCTCCCCTTTCTCATCAATGAGTTCGTAGCTGACGCGGATCTTCTTCATTGCGGAAGCATAGCCCAGCGCTAGGGGTTATTGCGAGCGCGCTCAACTTGATGCTCTATCTCGTCCATCACGCAATGCATCATCTGCACGTCTGCCAGGTCGTAAGTCCCGTCGAGCATGTCCGACCACTTCGCCAGTGGTGGACAGGTCGCCCCCAGGCCCGCGCACGGACGCCAGAGGAACCAGTCCACAAACGGGTTTAGTGGCTCTGCTCCGCCGAGCTTTCGACGGTTGCTTTGCGGAGCTGCCAGAAAGGGCTGAGGTTCTCCACCAGCGCGCGACCCACCAGAAGGTAGAAGTCTTGCGGGGCGTCTTGGAACAGGTTCTCGCCTACCGGCACGCTGTCCGCAGCACGAACAACCAGATCTTCCTTGCCCGACACAAAGCACAGCTTGCGCAGGGTCGTGAAGTCGTCCGGGTGAATCTGCGTCAGCGCGACCACGAGAGCCATGTCGGACGCGCCTTCTTGCAGGGAGACAATCAAGCCCGTCCGCCCCGCAATGTGCAGCATCTCGATTTGCGCCTTGGCCGGAGCCGTGGAGCCCTTGAACTCCGCGCCTCCAGCTTCAACGGTGAATGAGCGAGCCATCGTTAGACCTCTTCGCTGTCCGCGAACTCGAACACAAACGTCTCATCCGACACGCCGGACTTGCCAGCGCGCCCCATGGTGCCGCGGGTGACCAGAACACCATCGAAGCCGGCAACCATTTCAACGGTGCCGGACTGGCGAAAGCTGAAGGTTGCGTCGACGCCAGACTTCTCAGCAGCGAGGATCTGGCGCACCTGGTCAGAGCCTGGCATCAGGTTGATGGTCAGCCGCTTGGGGCGAGTCTGGTTGTCCAGCCGAACCGAGGTGCGACCGATGCCGCGCTTCAATGTGGAGCGCTGCTCGATGTCCTCGATGGTGATGGCCGGGTCGGTGTCGCCGAAGTCATCGATCGGGATGCCGAACACGGTCAGGTTGGCGCCGTCGGCACCGTAGCGATACATAGCCATGCAGTTACTCCTAGGCTTGTTGAAGCCATTCGAAAGGGTTTACGTAGATCAGCCGATTCCCCTTCGCGATGTTCAGCCGCGACGGAATGACTTGAATGTTGTGGGCGCAATGAAGGCCTGACGCCTCAATACCCTGCAGAGGAACTGCATGATCGACATGCCACGGGGTTCCCGTAGCAAGTCTTCTGGTACGGCAAAGCTCATGCGCCTCTCGCATAACGAAGTCATCTAGCTCTCCATACCACGACGGAATAGCCCGTAACTTTGCAGCTCGCCGCCTATGAAACGCAGCAAGATATTTATCAGGATTATTCCTGTAGTGCTCTGCGCTGCGAATTCGAGACTTTTCGGCGCAGTTCACTCTATTAGCAGCCGTGTACTCGCGGGCAAGCTTTTTGATCCGCTCAGAGTTCTCCCGGTAATACGCGCGCGAATACTCGTTCGCCCGGTCCTTGTTAGCCCAATGCTGCTGCTTGGCGTATTCCTTTCGCGCTTCCCGGTCTTTTTCGTACTGCCTCTTGTTGCGTGCCTGGCATTTTGCGGTGTTCTGCTGGTAATACCGAATGGACGACTTAGAGTCATCGGCCTTGCACTTCAAACATTGGCATTTTGCCCAGCGCGCCGTCCTTGGCGCTATAAGTCCGTTCTTGCATGGCTTTCCAGTAAAATACGTCGGGAGCCCAAGTTCTAGAGCTGACTTTCTACTTACTATTTCCATGCCGAACATATCCCTGTTAATTAGGGTTTCATTCTACATTAACCGTCAGTTCAGCTACATGACCGGCGCGAGCCAGGACGACATAGATAGTGGTGAGCGGGAACTTGCGGGCGCGCTTGTCGGCAAAGGACAAATTCAGCACGTCCTCGGGCTTCGACATGATCACGAAGCCGTAATCTGCGACTTTGGTTACGCCATCGAGCGGGTCGACGTAGGTGCCAGTGCCCAACACGCCGTTGTCGAAAAACTTCTTGCAGGTAGCGCCCAGGACATCCAGAAGCCCGGCATAGCCGCGCGGGTCCAGAGGTCGCTTGGTTCCGGCACCTGCGATGTAGTTGTAGCCATCAACCTGCAGGTAGTTTTTCAGCACGTCGAGGTTGATCACGTCATCGATGAACTCGCCGAAGCTGGACATCGATTTCGAGTTGATCACGCGACTGTTGTCGGTCTGCCCCGCCAGTTCGACTTGCGTAAAGAACACGCCATTCTTTGCGGTCAGTGCGCTGTAGGCCGTGGTCGACAGGTCATCGCCCATCACGCCTGGCAGCACCTGGAACTCGCCGGTAATGGCGGTGCGCTGGCCGTTCGGGCGGAACTTGTGGAAGGCCGCGGCGAGCTGGCACATGGCGTAGGCCTGCGTCGGGTCAGTCGCTACCTGGCCGCTCGACTTGAAGCCGGCGAACATGTGGCGGTTACCCTTGGTCTTGAGCACTGACATGATGTCAGTGGTGGACTGCGGGTCGAGAATGCCGGCAGCGCTGAAGGTTGCCCAAATGGCGCGGCTGTTCGCATCGCCCCAATCGCCCACTGCCAGCGCGTTCGCTTCGGTCAGGTCGGACAGCTTGAGGAACTGGTGATAGCGCCAGGCCTGATCGGCGGCCTTGTTGAGCGTATCGACAATGCCTTCGTCGGTCGGGTCTTTCATCCACACGCTGAGCTGCGGCGGCTTCGGGATCTGCGCGAAGTAGCGGGTTGCGATGTGGTAGATCGGGCTGTCGGTGGCGAAGTCCTCGGCCACTTCCGAAGTGGTCGAATAGTCGCGGTAAGTGTTGACTGCAAAAGTGACCGAGGCCGCCAGGTCTGCCTGATCAGCGAATGCGAACGCGCTGCTGAAGTTGGCATAACCCAGGCCGGACGGGCTGATGATGACGTTGACGGGAATTATCGAATCGACAGGATAGGCCATGTCAGGCTCCGTTCAGTAGGTTGCCGCTTTCATCGCGGATTTCGACGCTGAATCCCGCAGCGCGCAGGACGGGGTAGGAGACGGCCGCCTCAATAAAGAGGTGAATGTCTGCCTGGTATCGGGGTTGCAGTCCGGCCTGTAGCCTGCCGGTGAGGTTTCGGGTATCGCTGACGAACCGCCAGCCGATCCGGTTCTCGAACAGGTACGCCGAGACAGGGTTTCGGAAGTTCGCGTTGTGCAGCCGCATAGCCGCCGTCGCAGCGCCTTCGTTAAGCACGTTCACCGAGAGGATGAACTGCATCGAGGTCAGCGCCGTTTCGTCAAAGTCCGTCCAATCTTCGAGATCGGTCGGCTCAGTGGCTGGCACCTCTACCCGCTCGCGCCGGATATGCCCGTAGGCACGCACCGGGACCGGCAGATAGGTGGCGTACAGGCCGTTAGGCGGCGCCGCCGTCTGGTTGGCAAGAATCACCGTCTCGACGCCCGTCGCCAGCACCACAAGTTGCTGAAAGACCGGATAAAGCTCTTCGATGGTTTCCATCAAGCCCCCCGGTAGCGTTCGACGATGGCCTTGCAGAAGTTCCGCCATGGCCGGTTGTCGCACTGGATGACGCGCCACTGCCGCACGGCTATCCCGTCGCTGAACTCCAGCAGGTCGGCAAACTGGCCGTTGTCGTCTGGATAGAGGTAGTTGATGCCGTCATTGATGTGGATTACTCGCACGTCTTGCGGGTTAGCCGTGCCGCCCATGCTGACGAGCAGCTCAAGCGTTTTCATGTCGGCGGCCTGGATGTTCACGCGCTTAAGCGTGATGACTTCCGGTGCGCCCGCCTCCCACGTCCCGCCCGGCCCGGTATAGCCGCCACCGGATGCCGGCTTGATGCGCTTGACGCCGCCCGGTATCGGGCTGTTAAACGTGCCGTCGATATGATCCTGCATGGAAAGCATGGTCAGTCCTCGACGATGAATGTGATGGATTGCCGGAGCTGCCCGGTGTCGATCAGTGGCTTGCTCGAGCCTTTGCGCTTGATGGTCGAATCTGCGTTGGCGGGGTCGATGCCCTCAGCAATAGCTTCCTGACTCACGCCAGCAGCTCTGGCGCCTAGCTGGCTCATCACCTGATGCATGGTCAGCTCGCCGTCTACCACCTTCGGGATCTGCGCACGCCAGACAGCCTTGAAGTCCTCAACGTTCTGCCGCAGCGGTACGCGCAAGAACGATCGTTCGGGCACTACGCCATCGGCTGAGCCGAACTCCTGCACCGCTGCGATCACGGCAATCGGCGCGCCGTCTTCATAGCTGCCCGTCCCGGCCGGTAGCCCGACCAACACACCGCTATTCTTCTGCAGGCGCTCGCGTATCTGCCGCAGCTTATCGCCCAGCCTGTCGCCGCCCGATACGGACGTTTGCAGTTTCACGGCTACACCATCAGCGCGCCGGCTCCGGCACGCTTGCGCAGGCGCAGGAACTCCAGCCCGTAGACGGTCAAGGCTAGGTCGCCGTTTGCGATCTGCTCAGCCACTGTCGGGCTTGGCACGGCGTAGGAAACCGACTCATCGGCAACCGACTTGCTCGATACGGCGTAGGGCGTCGAGGCAAGTCCGCCATTCTCGACCACAGAGCGGCGCAGGCTGCCCATAGCGAGGCGATGAGCTGCGAAGGCGAACAACCCTCGCAGTTTGATCGAGCGCGGCTTGTAGGTGCCCCAGCGGGCGCCCGTCTCGTCGTCGGCCTCTTCAAGCGCGCGGGTCACGTCGGCGTCAGGCCAGGCGGTCACGCCTGCGAACTCGCTGTAGTAGCTACGGAAGGCCGTCACGATGTCAGCGGTGATATCCATGAGGCGCTCCAGAATGCAAAAAGCCCCGCAGATGCGAGGCTTGGGAATAGGTGCCCCACCGAAGCGGGGCGGTGCGTCAGCGCTTGCGGCGCGTCGGCGGTGTTGCGTCTTCCGGCTTGGCCTGCTCAGGCTCGGACAGCTTCAGCCATCCAGCCTTGACGAACAGGTCATCCTTCCAGTTTTGGCGACCATCCACGTCGACCGAGGCGCCGGGAGCGATGTCTTTCATCACCCCGGCGTCGGTCACGGCCACCAACTGCTTTGACACGTTGGTGAGCGTCGTCATGGCTTACACCCCGTCGAAGTACGCGTGCGCCTTCGGAACACGGATCTCGGTGCCACCAGTACGCAGGATGCCCGGGATGAACCACGACAGCGCGCTGTCCTGATACGGGGACTGGAAGTTGAAGCCCATCGGCAGATGGAACTTCGCGGTCTCCTCCGAGCGGGTGTAGACCATCATGCGGTCCACGCCGCCAGCGCCCGCGCCCTTCAGGCTCAGATCCGGCACGAACTGCACACGACCGCTGCGGCCGGAAACGAGGTTCGCTTCCAGGTACTGCAGCAGAGTCATGTTGCCGCCGAAGGGCAGGATCGCCGAGGACAGCAAGTTGCGCTGAGCCGGGGGCAGCAGGATGTGGGTCGGCGCGAACGTGGTGTTGGTGTTGGTCACGTACACAACGTCGATTCGCTGCTGGAAGAAGGTCACGACAGCTTGAGCGCCCGCCACGTCAGTGGCGCCTGCAACCAGAGCCGCAATGGTGCTACCGGCAGCGGCCACGCTCACGGTGGAGGTGTTGAACAGGCCCTGATAGCCCGCCTCGACGTTGCCGAGGTATGCCAGCTTGTTCAGGCCTTGCTCGGCGATGCGCATGGCTGCAGCGGCCTTGTCGGCGCTCAGGTTCATGTTCATCAGGCGGGCCTGGTTGATCTCTTCCAGGCTGTAGCCATAACCGAGAGCGGCAGTCTGTACCGGGTGGGTACCCAGCTTGTAACCAACGTCCGCGCGGTTGATGTCGTTGCTGTTCGGGCCAACGAAGGCCAGTTCGCCGCGAGCGTCAACCGATGCAACGGCAACGATCGGCGCCCACTCGGGAGCGCTGGTGTCAACCGGGATCAGCTCGGCGTAGGTAACGTCGGGGTATTTGGTCTCGTAGACCTTGGTCTCGATGTGCGTCCGCTGACTGATCAGGAACGACATTGCGGCCGCTGGGCCGGCGTCAAAGGTGTTCTGGCGCATTGTGTCGCTCCTTACTTGATTTCGATTTCAGAGACTTCGCCGGCAGCGCAAGCGCGGACGAAGCGAGCGCCGGTTAGGGCGACGTTATCGGTTGCGGTGGAAACCAGCTCGCCAGTGGCCGGGACCACGTAGACCTGCGCGCCGCGGGTAGCGCCGTCAGCGACGGTCACGTACATACGGCCCTTCTGCATCACGGACATCGCCTGGTCTTGGCGGTATACGGACTCGCCGGCAGCGTTGTTCTCGACCGCCTGGGTGCGGACGGTGACGCCGATCAGGACGCCAGAGGACGCGCCGCCGAGCTTGGCCTGATGGTCGGCAGTACCGAAGCTGACCGCCACGCCGAACGGGATCGCTCCGCCTTCAGCGTGCTGCGAGCTGATCCACGACGGGAAGTCGGTGTTCTGCTGGCCGTGGAAGCCGATACCGGCGTACTGGCTGAAAGTATCTTGAGTGACGGACATGGATTAGTTCCCCTTCCAGGCGTTAGCAGTACGCTCCATGCGGGCCTGATAGGCTGCATCGAGGGTGGTTTGGGCGTCGCCGGTCTTGACCTTGCTCAGGTCGGCGCCGAGCTGGCGGTGCGAATCGGTGGTTTTGGACTTCTCGTCCTCTTCGTCCTCGTCCTCGGCTTCCTTTTTCTCCATTTCGGAGTCCCAGGCGGCGGAGACGTAGGCTTCGGACTTGTCAGCCCAGGCGCGCTTAGGCAGACGAGCAGCCAGAGCGGCGCGCTTGATTTCCAGCGGGTTTACGCTGTCGCAGGTGAACTCAGCACCGGCCAGCTTGCGGGCGGCATCGGTGACGGCCAGCACATCAGCCAGGCGCTTACTGATCGAGTCTTCCGAGGCTTGCTTCTTCAGCTCCTCGTTCTCTTCGTCCAGGGCGTCGGCCTTGGCTTCAGCTTCGTCCTTGGCCAGTTCGGCCTTGGCCTTCTCTTCTTCGGCATCGGCAACGCGCTTGCGGAGGCCGTCAATGGTGGACTGGATCAGGATTGCGGAGGCCTCGTCGGCAACCTCAACCTTGGCACCAGAGTCCAGGGTCACTTTGTGGGACATAACAGCCTCCAGGGGCGTTTTGTGGTCGAACAGACGAGCCAAGCGGCCCGCTCTTGCGCTCTCAACGAGTGCAATGTGGTTCACGGCAATGCCGCGCTGAATGAATTCGTAAGGGGTGCCGTCCGGGGAAGAGCCAGACTCCTCGACGTACTCGGCCATGTAGCCGGCTGACAGCTCGCACTTGCCGTCCTCGATGGCCTTGATCGCGTCGGCGTCCTTGATCAGGAGGTCGACGACGACCGCGATGCCGTCCTGACGGCCCGGGCTGATTGCGTGGCCGACCGCTACGCGCTTGAACGTGCCTGCATCTACCATCTCGGTCGGATGCTCAACGGTCACGTCCGCGTTATCGTAGGTCGCCAGCGATGCCGGATCGAATACCGATTCAGGCGGCCGATAGACGTTAACGACGGTATTGCCTGGCCTATCCGTCAGCCCTAGCTCGCTTGCCAGGTACTGCTGCACATTCCCGGCGAGCGCGACCCGTCCCGGCACCTTCAGATAGCCGTTTTCGGTGTATTCACGCTGGGAAGGAACAGGGATGGCCGCACGATCCTGTAGCAGAATCTTCATGCGGTGGTTCCTTAGTAATCGACGCCTTCGATCAGGCTTACAGCGACGCATCGGCAATTTATGTGCGCCCTACCGGGAAATAACCCCGTCTCGCCTGCGTACTTGGCGCCCTTGTCGATCAGGTACACGCCAGGGCCAAATCCAATGTCCTGCCGGGCGATCTGGTAGCACTTCACCTTCGCGTTCGGGTACTTGCCGGCTGGGTTGCCAGACACGCGCTCATCTCTCGACGTAGACCAGCGGAACCGGGCGATGCCGGCCTGCTTCTGCCGTTTGCGGGTGATGTCGCTGTTTGCCTTGGCCATCTGATCGCGGGCAATGAGCTTGGCGCGCTTGTTGGTGCTGCCCGTCTCTTCCTGAATGCGCCTGGCGATCACCGTAGTGGACTCGCCCGCCCGCATTCCGCCCATGACCGCCTGCTCGATCTTGCTGAAGTAGTCGGAACTGATCGACTTGATCAGCGCGACGTTCTCGGCCACTGCTGCGTCCATGTAGGCCTGCAGCCCCTCGCTCTTCATCAGGCGCCCCATATCAACGCCAACGGCGCGATTGACGGACTCGACGAACGCAGCCGTGCTGTCGGCCTCGGCCATGCTCAGCGTTGACTGTGCGAGCCGGCGGGCCTGATTGGCGTAGACTGTGCCGGTGAATCGGGCTGCTAGCCGGTTGAGCGCGGCGATGATCCGATCGACCAGCGGCGAATCAGCGGTGTACTCGGCTTTCAGGATCGGCGTCAGCTCAGCATCGACCGCCTGCGCCATCTCCTGCACGAGCGCCCGGAGTCGACCTCGGTAGTAGCGCTCAGCGGAGTCTTTAGGCCGGATCGGCTTCGCTGACTTGGCCCGCTTCTTCAGCAGCGCCTGGTTCGTCTCCGCCAATGCCTGCAAGGGGGATAAAGTCTTCTCCATCTCGCTCCGCCTTCTCGTCGGCCTCGGCCTGCTTGATGTCCTCTTCGCTGATGGCGTACACGCCCTGCTCGGACAGCTTGCGCATCAGCTGAGAGCGCTTCACCACGCCCTGCTGTAGTCGAATGTCATCGGACTGCGCAAAGGCCAACTGCTGCTGTGCCAATTCGATGTCCGTCGGCTGCGAAAGCGGGTTCCAGTCGAACTCACAGTCATCTGGCATCGAGCCCAGCGCCGAAGGGATCAGCACCTTGTCGATCGCCTCGAGGAACTGGCGGTAATCGCTCTCCTGCTTGCTGCGGATCGCGTTGTAGTAGTTGTTCAGGTCGCCCTGGCCGCTATCGCCCATGCCTTTCGACTGGACGCCAAACAGGCGCGTCATAGGGATTTCAGCAGCGCCCGATACCCACTCCATCAGCGTGGACAGGATCTCGCCCAAGCCGCCGAACGAGGCCGAGTGACGGGTGTAAGCCTCGGAGCTGTCGAGCAACCCGAGCCGGAACATGCTTTTCATCATGCCGAACAGCTGGTAACGCGAAGCCACGGCCTGGTCCATGTCGCCACTGGAGAGGATGTCGCTAAGCCCTTCCTTGCTGATGATGTCGACGTTCGCTTCCTGAATTAGGCTCGCCACGCCAGACTTGGCCGAAACCGCGTCCTTGATGTCTTCCATGCAGCGGCGAAGCTGTGAGTCATCCCAGCCTTGGTTGATCATCCGCAGACGTAGCGGCAGCTTTGCCCCTGGCGCACGAACGAAGTGACTGTGATGGATGCGCTGCGAGCCGCCATTGACGAGGTAGTGATTCGGCAGCATGTAATTGGCTGCCATTGGGTTGCTGACGTTGTAATCCTGGCCGGTGATAAGCATCCGGTCTAGAACGAGCAAGCGCTTCAGCGAACCCTTCTTGATCTTCTTGTGATCCAGCGGCCTGTCGAGCGGCTGGTCAGTAATAAGCAGCACACCCGCGCCACCGTATAGGCCAGCCCACTTGAACGCCTCCTGCGTGACACCCTGCAGGTTTAGCGCGTTCTCGGCCTTGCGAATCTCGGCACCTTCGTCGATAGAGAACGTGCGCCATTCGCGCGTTGCGTCGTCCACCGGAGCGTCGATGACCTGCCTGGCAATCCAGTTGGTCGAGTACGCTGCCTCCAGCTCGGCGATGTCGTTCACCGAGCCGTAGGCAAACTGCGAATGCGTGCGCCGGTCCCGCTCGGTGCCCATGCCAGAGATAGCGTTCTTCAGGCCGTCATTGGTGGCGATCATCGTTCCGTCGCTGGAGTAGCGAAGGCGCGGCTTTGTGTCTTCGCTCATGGGGATTCCTATAGCCAATCGAAGCCGGTTGATTTCGTGCCGCCCAGCATGTCGCTGATGGCGTCACACATCGGGTCTATCTGGTCGTCGTGGGCGTGCGACATTTCCAGCGAGAAGTCCTCAGCCTCCATGATGAAGTCGCTAACCCATTCGGCCGTCGTGTGCGCGTGGCTGGCGGACGGGTCAGGAAGCCGGACATAGCCCGACTCGATGAAGCCCTGGACATCCAGCACTCGAGTTACCTTGTCGACGCCGCGCGGGATCGCCTTCACTGGCGCGCCTGCCTTCTTGCGGATGTTCTGGATCAAGCCAGTGCCCGACGCCTTGTCCTCGATAGCCATGTAGCGAATCGGTGACGGGTGTTTCGGGTCATATGCCTTGTGCTTGCTGTAGAACGCCGCCGCCTTTATCTCAAGCTCCCAGGCCTCCCACTTACCGCGGATCTGGTCGAGCATGTAGACGTTGCCGTCCTCACCCATACCCCACAGCTGGAACACGCTGTAGTCGTTGTGGTTGGCCGTCTTCTGCGCGGTGTCGGCATAGATGGCCCGCCACTTGATGCGAGGCAGGACGCGGTAGTAGCCGAACCAGTCGGACTTGATGACGCCGCCGCCCTTGGTTGTTGGCCGCTGCTGATACAGGGCATTCCACGACAGCGAGCCCGACCGCTTGCACGCCTCGACAAACTCGCGGGGCATCCGCTCAGGAAACAAGATGTCGCCAGGCTCGCGCAGCTTTAGCCGCTGGCCGTTCAGCTCGTGGTATTCGGTCTTCTCGGCCTCCATCGGGAAGGAGACGACGCGCCACTGTTCGCCGCCCTTCTCTGCTCGAGCAAGCAACTGCCCGGCAAGGTCGAGCTGATGCCAGCGGGTCAGGATGATCACAATCCCGTTCAGCTTCGGATCGCGACGGGTAAAGAACGTCGTGTCGTACCAGTCCATCACCGCTTCTTGATACGCGGCGCTGGCTGCTGTTTTGTAGTCCTTGGCCGGGTCATCGATGATACCGATGTTCATGCCCTGGCCGGTGATGCCGCCGTTTACGCCTGCAGCACGGTATGAGCCGCCTGCCAAGTCGCCATCAGCCTTAACCGTCTCCCACAGCTCAGCGGTACGGATAGCGCCACTGGAGCCGGTGCGAGACTGCGACAGAGCGGTGTCAGGGAACAATTCTGCGTATTCACGCTGATCAATCACCCGCTGCGTATCACGCGACATGCGGTTGGCAAGGTCGGACGAGTACGAGCACGCAATGATGTTCCAGTTCGGGAACCGTCCCAGCGCGTAAGCAGGGAAGCGGCGCGAGGCAATCTCGCTCTTGCCCGAGCGCGGCGGCGCGAAGATCATCAGCCGCGGAGACTTGCCGGCCGCTACGTCGAGAAGGAACTGATCCATCTCAGCGCATAGCAGCTCGTTGAACCAGCCCGACTCATAGTCCTGCTTCGTGTACAGCACAAACGGCATCAGCGACTGCCGGGCCTGCTCAGTCAGTTGCTGCTTCAGCTTCTCGAATATCGCTAGGTTCGACATTGCCTACCACCTTGCCCGCGAGCTGGTTTGCCTCACGGCCAAAGCCCAGCGCAGCGAGCTTTTCTTTCAGCTGGTCATCGCTGATGTCCTGATGCTGGATCGGGCCGCCGTCTTTGCCGGTCAGCTCATGTTTCGTGGCCGACTCCCAGCCCTGCATCTTGGCAAGCTGCTGGATGGCCTGAAGCGGCGAGTGAGTCTTGATCTTCACCCCGTCTTTCGTGGCGCTCAGCTCAGAGATAGCCGCCAACTTCTTCGGGTCTTGCAGCACAGAGTCGCGGATTTTCCACGCAGCCTGGATAACCGGCTGCCCATCCTGCTCTCCAAGCTCATACGAGCCGAACTCGACTAGATCAGCTAGATCGGTACGGGCGAACGTCGAAAGACGCTCCAGGGCCTCTTGGCGGGTCATCACGGCGGCAGATACGGCGGCAGCGTTGAGCTGCTCTAGCCTTTGGGCAACCTTTGGGTGGCTGAGAAGCTTGCTCGCCTCCTCCCACACCTGCTTGTCTTTCATCTTGGCGGCGCTATACGCCCTTCGGTAGGCCTCGCTGGCATTGCCTGTCTCTAAGTAGGCAAGCGCAAAGGCCTCCTGCTTAGCAGTCAGTGCCATTTCAGGAACCTCTTTGTTGTTTCCACTCTCGCCTCGCCCACTTCCACGCCTCACACACGAACAGCCATGCGATACAGGCGGCGAGGTAGGCGAACAGGCATAGGGCGTGAAGGCGTTTCATGCGTCCGTCCGGCGCTCACCGAGCTTGATGGCCCACTCGCGCAGCTTCTCGACGCCCACGAAGCCCACACTACCGCCGACGAAGGTCGCCATGCTCTGAGGCAGTCCGAAGTACTCCAGCAGCGGGACAAGGGTCAGCGTAGCCAGACCACACAACGCCCCTTCGAGGATCATCTGCCGATGCGAGCCGCCGCCATAGATCACGCGCAGGACGGCTACCGTTACCGATAGGGCCAGCGCATAGATGCTTGGCGCCACGGATTGCAGCCACGCGTAGACGGCCTCCCACGTTTCAGGACGGTCGGGCATGGTCTTCATCTCGCTTATCCCCGCAGGGCTGTGAATAGGTCCGGCCTCACACGCAGCTGCCATCCGCCTATGAGCAAGGAGGCAGGCGCGGGGCCGGAATTCGTGGTGTAGTGCCCGATTCCCCGCACGTCTACGGGGCGATACTCGTTATCGAGTCGCGCAGTGTGCTGCCGATGGCGCGTAGCCGATGGCAAGCAGGCCGGGAATGGGAGAAATTGTTTAGGCGACTCGCGCCTGATGTGCTTGCGCGATACGCGAGCGGGCGATCTCGAAATAATCAGGGTCGCGCTCTATACCGATGAAGCGCCGGCCAGTGTTGGCGCAGGCGACTCCGGTGGTGCCGCTGCCCATGCAGTTATCGAGGACTGTTTCGCCTTCGTTGCTGTAGGTGCGGACCAGATACTCCATCAGCGCAACGGGCTTTTGGGTTGGGTGAACCTTTCCACGATCCTGACCGAATTCAATCAGATTCGTTGGGTAACCTTTCCACTCGGCGACACTTTCATTACCGTGACTACCGTATGACGCACTGCCTACCGTGGCGGGGTTGCGGCGCTTTATGCGCGGCATGTATTCAAGCCCTTGAGGGTTGTGCACACTCGACCCGACCGCAAAAACGCAAACATCCTCAGTCTTCCGCATGGGCTGCTTCTTGGCGTTAAGGTGGCCGGTCGGCGACTTCTTGTTCCAAACCCAGCTGTACTTGAAAGCCTCGGGGTTGCTCATTACCAGCGCACTGGTAAACGGCTGGGCGGCTGTTAGCACAACCATCCCCCGACATACCCTCTGCCACTGCCCCCACAGCTCAGCAAACGGAATAACGCTGTCCCACTTGTTCTGCGTCGTGCCATACGGCAGATCGCACAGGACCAGATCCACGCTGCCATCTGGAATGCCCGCCATCACCTCAAGGCAATCACCGAGGCGAAGGTCGAACATTGCGCTGCTCCAAAATACAAAAGGCCATCGCGCGACGGCATGGCCCGGAAACGAAAAAGCCCCGGCGGGTTAGGCCAGGGCTTTGATTATGCTT